AATGGACAGAGTGTTTGACACGTTAGATAAGATTGAAGAGAAACTGGACAAACTGTTCGAGGTTAAATAATGGCAAAGAGTAAATTATTAAAAGCAAAGAAAAGAGCAAAGGCAAGAGCTCGTAAATCTGTAGAAAGACAAGATTATCGTCAAGGTGGTCGTGTAGCTTTTCAACGTGGTGGGCCACCTGGAATTACAAACAGAGCGCCTGAAGAAAAAGATTTAAAAGATACTCCTACTGGCGGTTCTTTTTCAGTTTCTAGAGATGAAGAGAATAGACTAGAACGTGAAGCACAGCCTGTAGAAGCTACAAAGACTGTTACAGGAGCCCCCGTAATGCCTTCACAGCCTACTGAAAAGCCTACTGCACAGTCTACTAAAACACCTACAATGCTTCCAGGGGAAGAAGAACTACAGCCAATAGAACCACCAGAATTTCCTACAGGAGAAGGATTAGGAACTCCAAAAACTAGAGAACAAGCTAAAGAAGACAGAGAAAAATATGAAAGACCTTCAATAGCTACTCCTGAAAGAGATGCTAGAATAGATAGAACATCAGGACTTATTGAATCTGCTGCTAGAGGAAAAGTTCCAGGAGATGCTGTTATACAAGACCCTTCAGACGTTGATACAACTATAGCAGCCGAAACTAAACAAATGACTGATGAAGACTTGGCTAAAGCTAAAGCAGGTCAAGCAACTACAACAGACGTAACAGCAGTAACAGGAACAGCAGCAACGACTGATGCACCTGATAGGATAACAGCAGCTACAATGGATGCTGCTCAAACAGGTTCAGCAGTAGCTGAAGCAGCACAAGGACAAGTATCTGAAGATGCAGAACTTACAGAAGATGAAATAGCTAAAGCTGCTGATGTAGTTGATGTAGCTCCAATAGAAGGTGCTGATGTAGAAATACAAGAAGGAGCATTAACAGATAGAGTTGTAGGTGTAATGAGTGAAGGTGCTAAAGCAGCAGCAGCTCAAAATACAGGATCAAGTTTAAGAAAGTTATCAAGAGCCAAGAAACAATTAAGAAAAGCAGGATTAACTGAAGATCAGATTGGTGAAATTGGAGATGATATAGAAGCTCTAGAAGATAGACTAGATGATTTTACAGAGGAAGAAAGAGGAATAATTGCAGGAGTTGATAAAGATACTTTAGTAGATGCTCAAATGAATAGACTTCTAGATGGTATGGAAGAAGGTGAAATACCTATATGGGCACAAGGAGCAGTTAGTAGAGTAGAATCAATGTTAGCTGCAAGAGGATTATCTGCATCTTCTGTAGGTAGAGCACAATTAACTAATGCTATACTACAATCAGCTTTACCAATGGCTCAGTCTAATGCTACTGCATTACAACAAGCTGCAACACAACAAAGAGATATTGAAGCTAGAGAAGCTGAAGCTAATACACAAAGAAGACAGCAAACAGCTTTAACTAATGCTAATAATGTTTTTCAAATGGACATGGCTCAATTTAGTTCAGATCAACAAATAGCATTATCTAATAGTAGATTTTTACAGACTGTTAGTTTAACAGAAGCTAGTAATGAACAACAAGCTACTGTACAAAATGCAGTAATACAATCACAAATTAATTTAGCTGAAGCAGATGCTATAACTAAACTAACTGCACAGAATGCTCAAGCATTTTTACAAATGGATATGAGTAATCTATCTAATAGACAACAGGCCTCAATGTTTACTGCTCAAGCACAACAACAAGCTTTATTAAGTAATCAAGCTGCGACTAATGCTGCTAGACAATTTAATGCTGCGAGTGAAAACCAAACAAATCAATTTATGGCTAACTTATCTACTCAAGTAGCTTTAAATAATACACAGCAATTAAATGCAATGGAACAGTTTAACACACAACAAACTAATTTAACTAATGCACAAAATGCAAACAGAGCTGCTGATGTTTCTAAATTAAATGCTCAACTTGAAACACAAATAAATCAGTACAACTCTCAACAAGAGTTTGCTAAAAATCAATGGAATGTACAGAATGCACAAGCTATTGAACAAGCAAATACACAATGGAGAAGGCAAGCAAACACAATTAATACAGCAGCACAAAATGCAGTCAATCAACAAAATGCACAAAATGCTTTTGCTATGAGTAGTCAGGCACAAACATTCTTATGGCAAGAATTACGTGATCAAGCTGACTATAATTTTAAAGCTAATGAAAGTGAACTACAGCGTAAAGCTTCACTAGCTATTGCAGCATTAGGTAATGATGGATTAGTTTATAAAGGACGTAATGTAAGTAGTGCTTTAAATGCTGCATTAGGGGCTATTAATAACTTTGCCTTTGGAAGTTATACAGCAGTAAATCCAGCTCAATCTCCTGGATTCAATCGATAATAAGGAAAAATAAGATGAAAAAATTCTTTAAAAAAATAGGAAAGGGAATCAAAAAGCTAGGCAAAGCTATTGGTAAACCTTTTAAGAAATTATTTAAAAGTAAAATAGGAAAAGTTTTAGGAACTATTGGTTTAATGTTAATAGCTCCTTGGATGGCACAGACTGTTGGAAGTTGGTTCTCAGGTGCTTTAGCTACAACAACAGGTACAGCAACAGGTAGTGCAGTTAGTGCAAGTGCAAGTACAGCAGCAAGCACAGCAGCAGCTTCAGGCACAGCAGCAGCAGGTAGTTCAGCAGCAAGTTCCGCAGCAGCTTCAAAAACTTTTGGAAATGCTATAGGTGATTTCTTTAGAAATATTGGCTCTAAAGTTAAAACTACTTTTAACAACATTACTGACGGAATTAAAAATATTTTTACACAAGGTAATACAACGACTGTGGAAAACACAGTTAATGGTGCAAAAGAAGCAAGTACAAAAGCAATGACTGAGAAAGGTTTCAATAGTGGCGACTTTATAAACACTACAAAAACTACAGGAACTACAGGAACTACAGGAACTGCAAAAAGTTTAGAGACAACAGCTTTTGAAACAACTACAGGAAAAACAGGTATAGTAGGAGAAGAAGCAGCTTCAGGTAAAGTAATTACAGGAGGAGAAGTAGGGGAAACTGTAACAATAAAACCAAAAAGAATAGGCGAAATTTCAACTAGACCTGAATCTTCTTTACTAAAACCTGAAGGAGTTGACTTTACTACAGATTTATCTACTCCACTAGACGCTCCTGATCTTACATTAACTGATCCTAAATTACCTAAAGTAAACACTAAACAACCAGGAGTCGTAGATAGATTAGCTAGTAATGTTAAAGATTTTTGGCATGGAGATACTAAGTATGCAGACTTAAAAGAACAAACATTTCGTATCCAACCTTTAAAAAATGTAGAAGCTTTACCTGGTTTTGCTAGGAAAGCAACAGTAGGCGAAGGAGTATTGTTAGGACAAACGATAGCTGCTAATAGGATGGCTGAACCTTATCAAGCACCTAGCGTAGACGTATCAGGAGCATTTGCTGCTTTATCTGAAGTAGATACATCAGGAACAGGTATTGATATGATAGGATCAAATGTACCTAGTACGATGGCAATGGCACAAGGCGGTATGGATACTACTAAGTGGATGAATATGACTAAGAAGCATAACTATATATATGATGCTTCTCAATGGGGTTAAGGAGAATAAACAATGGCAGTACAAAATCCAGAACATTTAGATATAGAAGCTTTCGGTGGTATTACACCATTCGATAGGCCTACACCTGGTCAATCATTAACAAATGACCCAGATAATAAATATCCTTGGGAACAAGCACCTAGGTTTACAAATGTTCAAGATGCGACATTAGCAATATTAGAAGATTGTTACTCAAAAGAAAATTTTGAAATGATAGCTTTATCGCTTGCTGATGATATGCCAGTAGGTAATTTAGCGTCTATTATATTACAAGAAGGATTTAATCAAGGAGCATGGAATCCTGATTTACTTATGTTATTAATAGAACCTACTATGTATATTTTAATGTCTATAGCAGAGAAGTGTGGAATCGACTACCTCTTGTATGAAGGAGATACATACGAGTCTTATGATGAAGATGATGATGAAGCAGTTAAACAAACAATAGAAGACTTACAAGGGATAAACTCCCAAATGAAGCAAACATTAAATTTAAAAGATTTAAAACCAGTAAATATAACTAAACAATCCGTACCTGAAGAAGTATTAGAAAGAATTGAAGAAGTACAGCCTTCAGAAGAAATTATCAGTTTACTTGATAGAAAGAAAAAAGAACTTAACAGTAGTTTACTAGCGAGAGAATAATTATGGTTGATAAAATTAATCCAGATACAATGACATCTTCTCAATACGGAGAAGCTTTATTACAACGTAAAGCTAAACGTCAAGAAGAACAATACAAACGTGAAAGAAAAGATGCTAAGATAGGTTATGCTATGCAAGTTCTAGGTGGCATTGATACGATTATGACTAATCGTGCTAGAGAAACAATGCTTGACAGAGATAGGCAACTAGATCATTTAATTGTTAAAGAAAAAGCAGAATACAAAAGACTTCAAAAAGAATTTGATGCTCAACAAGGATTTAGAGATGCTATAGAAAATGGCAATGGAGCACAACATCATGCATATTCTTTAGCTCAACAAGAATTAGATCAACTAGGTAAATACTCAGGTGTAGACTGGACAAAAATTGATAGGAATAGTGAATTTGCAAAAGAGTATGAAAAGCATGTGCAAAGAATAGGGGATCAAAAACTAGCTGCTTACAATAAAAATAGAGTAAGTATGCCTGCTTCTACAGAAGAAGAATATATTTCACCTCTAACAGCATTAAAAGGTCAAAAGGTTAATGGAGGTTTATTAAACTTTGTCGCTGAGAAAGTAGGATGGAGAGACCCTCAAGAACTTGCAAGTATTGATACTTTAGCTTCAAATTATAGAGGAGACTTGTTAACAGATCAAAGAGGAAAAGGTGTTACATCTCAAACTGCTGCCGATCTTAATTTATTTAATCCAGCTCAAGGAGACCTACGACAAAAATCAACATACAAAGTTAGAGGGCAAGGAAAAAATACTTACATGGTTAGAATTGATCAAGATGGTAACGAAATGCCAATACCTTTAGATCAAGTGCCTATGAAAGGTTCAGTTAGCATGACATTGTTTCCAAGAGATTCTCAAGATGTTCAAGAAGATTTGACATCTTTTATGATGAAATATCCTAATGCTGCATCTCCTGATGAAATATATAAAGTATTAGCAACCTCAAACCCTAATTTATATAGAGAAGCTTTTAACTTAGGATTAATCCCACCAAGTAAATCTAGATTTAATACTCAAGAAAAGAAAAATACTATTAGTAGTTATTTGACTAAGGGAGAATTTGTAACGGAAGAAAAAGCAAAACAATTTGAAAGTATGCCAGAAGGACAAGTACCTTTCTTAATTGATCAAATTATTAGAAATGCAGATGAGTATAGTAAAAATGGATACATTGATGTGAATGGAGTACTAAATCAAGTTACTGATGAAGACGCTATTAATCTTGCAATTAAAAATCAATTAAAAGGAATTACTTGGTCTGAACAAGAAGGATTTCTTGGTATTGGTGAAGATATAGCTACTTATGATGCTAGACCAAATCAAGAACATAAACTTGAAGCAACTAAAGTAGAACAAATTTCAAAAGGAAAACTTTCTAACCCTCAAGAAGTACAAAGATTTTTTGATCTTCCAAAGTCTCAAGAAGAATTTAAAAAACTTTCTATTCCTGAAAGACTAGAAGTAATTAAAAAATATGAAGAAGATTTTGATATGACGTTAGATGTAGACCCATCATTATTAGAGCCTAATGCTGTAGAAGAAGAGGAAGAAAACGTAGATGAAATAAACACTACTTCGGGGTATTACCATATAGGACTACCTAATGATGATGGAGAAACGACAATATTTTATGGTAGGGAATTAGCTACAAGACTACCCACTTCTCTTTCAAACTTTAAAATAAACAATCAAGGAGATACAGGTTTAAAAGAAGATGATCCTTTTTATAATTACATAAAGGATACTAAGGAAGCAAATCCTTTCGGTATGAGTGATAAGCAATGGGGTTCTTTAAATGAATATGAACAAGAAGTAGCAACTAAAAACGCTAAAAATCTTAGTGATGCTAACATTGAAAGATTATACACTCAAGCTAATGCAGAATTAACAGGAGGAGCTGATTGGTTAGGACAAACAGAGTGGGAAAAATATCCTAGATTATCTCCTAAAGCTAGAAACTTATCACAAGATGAAATAGCTACAAGAAGTACTGTTAGAGAATGGACTAAACGCAGTAATAAATCAGCAATATTACGATCTTTTAAAAATGATCCTAGTTCTTTTAAAGATTTTATGCGTGATCCAATTACCTTCATAATGGAAAATCCTGATTATTTTGATAATGAGTAACTATTTCTTTGATATACTTGAAGATGAAGAAGAAACTTCAACACAACAGCTTGCTAAAGCTACTTTAGAAAAAGCTAATGTAGATGTTGCTAACAGAGTAAGGCAACAAGATAATTATTTTTCTTTACCTACTGCAACTTCAAAATCACTTCCAACTACACGAAAAACAGAAAATTATTTCGGCCTTCCAGATAAACAAGTAGATTTAGAACAAATTGAGAGAAGCCGTAAGCTTGCTTATGGAGCTGCACAAGAACCTATGATATTAGGAAGTCTAGGTAGAGTGGTAAAAGCAGGAGTAGAGTCAGCGTTTACGGATGAAACTTTTGATGAAGTTTTACAAGGTATAGAAAAAGAAAGGCAAGCTAAAATCTTAGATAGGTTTCCTGAATTTAAAGGTTTAAAAGAAGAAGATGCTGCTATTTTATCAGGAAGAGTAAGTACAGCTTTAGTTGATCCAATAACCTTTCTTATTCCTTGGACTAAAGTTGCTAAAGCAGGTAGACTAGCTACAGTAGGAACAGGTGCAGGAGTTGCTACAGCAGACGTAGCTTTAAGAGAAAAAGTTTTATATGGTGAAGTAAATCCAGGTAGTCTACTTTTTGCAAGTACATTAGGTGGGTTATCGTCAGGTATAGGTGATGTAGTTGCTAGAAGATTTAGAGCAGCCGATGAACCCGATATTAAATTAACGAAAAAAGAACAAGACGTTTACGATGAAATAGAACCACTAGCTGTTGCTAGACTAAGTGATAAATTAGATTCATTAAGAGATGCTCCTAATACTTCAAAGATTGTAACAGAAGCTGAATTTACACAAAGAAGATTTAACGAAGCTAACGCTTTATACAAACAGTTAAATGGTAAAGCTTACAAAGTAGAAGAAGCACGTTTAAGTAAGTATCAAAAACAGTTAGAAACTATTAAAGCTAAACCTGCACTAGCCACAGCTAAAGATAGAACTCGTACCTTAACTCAAGAACAGATAAACAAAATTAGAGAAGCACCCGCTAGAAAAACACCAACACCAAAATTAGTTAGCGTCTTTAAAATAAGAGAGGCAGTTACAGCTAAACAAAAAAGAATTTTAAAACAAGAAGAAAAGTTAAATAAACAACTTTTAAAACTAACTACTCCTAAAGATGAATTAGAAAGTATATATAGGAAAGCAGGAGTAACAGATTTTGACGAGTTAAAGGCTTTAAATAAAGAAGCACAGAAAACACTTAGTCAATCCTATGATGTTCTAAACAAAAATTCAGAAATTATTGCTGATGCAATGTTAGAACCTATTGAGCAAGCTGCTAAAAGAGGTGAACTTACGGAAAGCTTAATACAAAAGATAATGTATGAAAGCACTAGACCTCTATTTGGAGCAGGTATAGGGTGGGCATTAGGAACAACTTTTGGAGATGAAGATGATAGTTCTCTAATGTGGTCTTTAACTGGTATTGGTTTAGTCTTAGGTCATGTACAGAAAAAAGTACAACGGGCAGATTTTAATTTAACTAAGTCAAGTGAAAAAGTTATTAATGATGTAATTGAAACAACATCAAAAAGAAGTTTATCCACTTTTATTAAAATAAATACTGCTACAAGTACAGCAGCTAGGACAAGTGCGTGGGGTGGTGCAGCAGATACATTTAGTAAGTTGATGTTTAAGCAACAAGGAGCAACTTTAAAAGGTAAAGCTGTCATGTCGGTTGAAGAAAGAGAAATGTCTATTTTTCAACAATTAAGTAGAATGATACATGAAGATGTTTTAGGTAATGTAGATAATGAAATAGCAGTATTAGCAGGTAAATTACAAAACGGATTTACAACTAGGCAAAAAATATTAGAAGAGTTTGGAAGTGCTAAAACTGCTCAAGTTGTTTCAGTAAAAAATAACATAGATAGTTTTCAAAATTTAATTGGTGACTACGTTACTGATGTAGGTATTAAATGGGATAAACTTGATAACTATGGGTTAACTCAGATGTGGGATTGGAAAGCTATTCATGCTAATCCTGATTTGTTTAGAGTACAACTACACAAAGCTATTGCAAAGCAATATAAACTTGATCCTATAGCTGACCTTCAAAAAATAGAAACATTATCTCAACAATTTTCAAAGTCTATTGCAGGAGTTTCAAGTACAACTGTATTTGCTAAAGATGGTAAAACTGTAACAATACCTTTAACAAAAAACTTTGAAAAGAAAAGAATGTTAACAGATCAAGACGCTCGTATTGAAATGCAAGATTTTTTAGTTAACGATCCGAGACTTACTTTACAAAGCTTAGTAGGAAATACAGTACCGAGTGTAGAATTTACAAGAACTTTTGGAACAAGAGGCCAGTTATTAAAAAGTATAAGACAAGAAGTACATAATAAATATAATAACTTACCAGGTAATACTGCTAAATTAAAAGAAAAAGAAATAAAACAAATACACGATGCTGTAGATGGGTACTTTGGATTGTATCAAGCTAACCAAAGATGGGCAGACCAAGGACAAACTACTATGGCGGGTTTAACTGCTTTAGCAAATAGTACTATGTTAACACGGGTAGTTATTCCTAGTTTAGGAGACTTAATTCAACCGCTACAGAATAGTGGAGTAAGAGCTACTATACAAGGATATGGTAAAGCTTTTAGAAAAGGTGAAAAAACATTTGCTGAACAAGGTCTAGGTATTAAGTATGCTTCACAATTAGAAAATGAATTAAGAGCTTTATCGTTTGGAGTTGATCCAAGTAATGCAACACAAGCAGCTATTAATTCTTTTAATAGAAAATTCTTTAAGATTGTTCAATTAGAAAGATTAACAAACTTTGCAAGAGCTAAAGCTTATGATATAGGAGTCTTTAGAGCGTTTAACATTTCTAAGAAAACAGGCAAAATAAATCAATCTTTACGTACAGAAATGAATGCGTTAGGTATGGATGATGACTCTATTAAAGTATTACGTAAATTTAATACTGCTCAAGAAGCTTATGCTGATCCAAAAGCAAGGTCTATATTACATAATGCAGGGTTTAAATCAGCAGAAAGAGATGCTATTATTCCTACAACAGGTAACAGATTATTATTTGCACAGTCTAATAATCCTGCAATTAGAGCTATTGGACAGTTTATATCATGGGCACAAGCTAAGACGACACAAACAAATGCTTTAATAAATAGAGTAGAAAGTGGAGATGCTAAACAAGCAATAAGAATACTAGGAGCATTAACAATTTATGGAGGAGTAAGAGAACTTCAAATTGCTTTCAGTCCTTCTAAATACTTTGAAGAGGAAGAAAATATACCGCCTCGTTTCTCTAAAGAGTGGATAGCAGATGCTACAGTTTTATCAGGTAATGTACCTGTATTTATAGATAAAGTATTTAATTCTTTTACAGGCCCAGGTTCATCAAGTCCAGTTACGTCAACAGTTCCTGTATTATCTTTAATGGAAGATTTATTAAAGACTCCACCGAAAGTTATTAACAATGCATGGAATGATGACTATTGGGGAGCTACATCAAATATAGCAGATGTTACTCCTTTTGGTAGAGACATAAAGAATATATTAAGAAAACTAGGATTTACAATTGAAGATAAGCCTAATATAAAAGAAATTTCTGCTTTTGATAGAGCGTTACGAGCTACAGGAGGATTAATAAAAGGAGAAGGAGAAGTACCAAATGCTAAAGAAAAACCAGAAGATAGGATCAATCCTTTTACAGGTGAGCCTTATACTTCTTTGTACTACAATGGTGGTGCAGTACGTAAGCAATATAATGATGGAGGAAGTGAAGGTAAAAAAGTTAATATAGTTGAGAAAGTTTTCTTAACTAAAAATCCAAAAGATATACTTACAAGAACAGTAAAAGATCAAGAAGGTTACAAGTTTCAATTAGAATTAGAAGATGATGGGGAAGGTACTATTCTTAGAAACAAAAAACATAGGCAGTTTGTTCGTGATATGTATATAGCTTTAAAAGAAAAAGGCCATCCGTTTCCTGAAGCTGCTGCTACACATGCAGGGTATGAATCTCGTTATGGTGCATCTGCTTTAGCACAAGAAACTAATAATGTGTTTGGATTAAAGAAAAGTACAAAAGTAGATGAGCCTTATAAAGAATATGACACAAGAGAAAAAGCAAAAGATGGTTCTTCATATATAGAAAAACAAGCCAAGTTTAGAACTTTTAATACTATAGGAGATTCTATAGATGGTTACATGGAACATATAAATAATAGAGGATTGACTGCTCCTCATAGTGAACAAACTCCTAAAGCATGGAGAAGTGCTCAAACAGATAGAGAATATTATGAAGCTATACAAAAAGATGGCTATGCTACTGAGACTTCTTACCCAGATAAATTGTTAACAAATTTAAACGATTACAGAAATAGAGGTGTTTTTGACTTGACAAATTAACAAATAACCCTTATAATGATATTATACTTAGAAACACAATTAGAAGACTGCTACCGCATATACAGGCTTCACCAAGTTAAACAAGATATGCCTTTCATGTCCTTAGAAGATTTTAGGAACATGTTTGAAGAACTAATGGGTAGGGTCTACGAAGAAGAAGAAGAAGATGGCTATACCATTTGAGATTATAACAATGCTTGGTTCTACCTTATTAGGTGGGATTATGAGTTTATGGTCACAATCCATAAAAGCTAAACAAGCACAACAGAAGATGCTAATGGAACGTGCTAAGTTCCAAGCAGAAACTGTAAAGGAAGCTAGAGAGTATGAAAATGCAGGCTTCCAATGGACAAGACGAATAATAGCACTTACTGCAATATTTGCTATTGTAGTATTTCCTAAAGTTGTTGCAGTATTTTTTCCAGAAATTCCTGTAACAGTTGGGTACACAGAGTTTAAACCTGGATTGTTTTTTATTCCTGAGAAAGAAGTCATGGCATGGAAAGCAATGAAAGGTTTAGTAATAACTCCATTAGATACTAACTTAGTTGGTGCTATAGTTGGTATGTATTTTGGAGGTAGTTTAGTAAAACGCTAGGAGATACTATGGATTTTTTAGGATTTTTAATCATTTTAGGTTTAGTAGGATATATAATCTACACTAAAAAGCCTGAGTGGTTTGACAAAATTTTAGGTTTCATTAAGAAATCTAAATAGCCTGTAAAGGCAACAGTTCTTAGGTAGCTTTTGAAGTACCTAAGTTTTTTATAACTCGCTTAAATAAGGAGAAAATTATGGTTATTAAAAATAACTTGGTGGATTTTTATTCGCCCTCGTTTACATCTATGTTTGTTGGATTTGATAGATTGTTTGACAGTTTATCTAGAGCTACTGAGTCATCAGTACCTAACTATCCACCCACTAATGTGAGTAGAGATGGAGAAAACTACACTATCGAAATGGCTCTAGCAGGGCTAGACGATAACGACATAGATGTTGAAGTACAAGAACGTACTTTAACAATAATGCACGAATCGTCTGAAACAAAGGAGGAAGGCAAACTCTACAAAGGAATTGCCCAACGCTCTTTCAGACGACAATTTAAGTTGGCTGATGACATTGAAGTCGTTGGTGCTACTTTGAAGAACGGCCTTCTATGTATTAACTTAACTAGGTTTATTCCAGAAGAGAAGAAGCCTAAAACAATTAAGATTGAAACTTAGATGGACTCAGTTCCGAAATGGCTGGACAATGGTACAACACAGAATCGGAGATTAAAAAAGAGAAACGATCGAATGAGAGATATGGAATGGATCGCCCTAGCAGGCATAGGGTCATTATGTACATTCTCTTTATTTATCTTATCTTAGATATAATAGCAGATTTTAGTTAACAAATTTTTAATTCACAATGCAGAGGTGTAGGATAAGTGTACCCAAAAAAAGGTAAACTACAGACAATTAGAGATATTATTACTGATATGGAAAGTATTCATAACGGCCGTTGGAACTGGTATAATGAGGGTAAAGCAAAATCTCAAGATGATCCCTGTTATCAGGGGTTGTTTTGGGATTGTGAGACTGAAACATTCCTTAGATGGAATGAATTACAAAAACGACAAGAGACACGCACAAATGAAAAAAAAGATATTAGCACTACTAGCACTTAGTTTATTTACAAGTTTATCATACGCAGATCAAACAGGAGACTGTACAGCAGGTGAGCAATATTGTGAGCAGAATAGTTTAGAAACAACTAACACTACAACTACGACTAACACCAATACTAATACTAATACTAATACTAACACAAATACAAATACTAATACAAACACCAACACCAATACAAATAATAATACGAATGTAAATACAACAACTGCTACTGCTACGAATACTAACACGAATACGAATACGAATACGAATAATAGCACTAACGTAAACACTTCAACAGCTACAACAACAGCTACAGCTAACAATACTAATACGAATACTAATGCTAATACTAATGTTAACACTAGTACTTCAACAGCTACATCAACTGTAAACTCTACAGTTAATCAGAGTGTTAATAATACTAATACATCTACAAGTACTAATACTAACACGAATGTAAATACTAATAATAGTACTTCAAACAACACAAACAATAATACAAATACAAACATTAATAAATCTGAATCAGATTCTA